CCATTGCCATGTATCACCTTTAAATAGGAAGTTTCGCCGTATTTGATTTCGGTAAGAAATGCAGTTCTTCGTATTCCATTTTAATCTTAGATTTGAGCGCACCAGTAATAAGCTTAGCTGCCACCTCATGCTCGAGGCCTGTAGTTTCACAATAGTGTACCACAGCCTCGATATAGGTCATCTTCTTTTCAGAAACAAGTCGTTCAATTTCGAATGCGAAATCTGTCACCTCTTCACGTATCAGATTAATATTCATCATTCCCTGCTTTACATATGTGAGTAATACCGTTTCTTGATTTCTGCTACCTTTATTTTAGCCCTGTGCTCTTGAGCACGCAAAAACTTAGCGTAAGCCAAAGCGAACCAGGCTTTCCAACTTCTCATGGATTTTCTCCTTATTATTGTAGTTTAAGACCCTCAAGTCTATCATCGTAACTATCACGGTCGATTACCTCATGTGTGTAATCGGAAATTATAAATTCATCCAGTTTGCGAAGGACAATATCAACATCAAAGTCCTTGCATGAAAATAGATCAAACTCAATGAGCCCTGGACTGACTTCGTCCCAGACATGAATAGCCAGGTGCGAAAAGTCCAGAATTGCCACAGCCGTATGTCCCTTGTTTCCCTCCATATCAGAGTAGACAACCAAAGGACCACCAATACATTTCATTCCGACCAGTTTAATAACTTCATTGCACCAGTCGGAAAGCTGCTTAGCATCCCTTGGTGGGTCACAAACATAGGCGCGCACAATAACGTGCTTATGCTTGCGGACGATAGGTTGTGTCATAGCATTAAGTTAATATACCTCCGTTTGGACAAAAAGAAAGGGCAGTTTTGGTTTATCGTGGATAACTGCCAACCACTAGTACAATACGGATGCACCCGACTAGTATTTTCTGTTTCGAGGATAACTAGTCATCCCAGTGGAATTAAGCAGCCAGAGCTACTTCTTCCACACCTGCATAATTGTCGTTTGCAGTTATTGTTTTCTTGCGTTAACGGAGCTTGCGCCCGGCACCTATTTTAGCCCTTCATACGTCGTTCGAACCTATTTCGCCCCCATCAAAAATGCACCATGCTAATGGTATCTTAGCAGCATATGGTAATTGAGTAACCAGCAACCCTTATGATGCATTTGTGGTGGAGGCGTCCGGTACCGCCCCGGAGTCACGTTCGCTGTTGGAATAACGTCAACAGTGCAAGTCTATTTATACTTTATTTCTCCTCGAAAGTCAACCATTCTTCAATATGACTAGCTTCCACTTTAGTATGTCCATACTTGTTTACTAGCTTCACCACTCGAGGAATGATGTATGCGTGAATGTCTCCATGGATATAGAAGTAGTGATTTTCCTTTATTGAATAACGCTTGCCGATATTCGACTTACTTTCCACTTGACGATAGCGCTTACCACGAAGATAGCCATATGCCCATTGTGCAGCCCTTGCTTCATTACGAACGTCAGCGGTGCGATGGTGTCTTAGACCCCAAAACGTGCCGAGCGCCTCTTGGTATTCTTTTTCTTTTCCAGCTATTAGCTTAAGGTAACGATACTGTTTCTTGGCCTTGTGCTCTTCCTTGCGGATGATGGTGCCTTCCACAGCTAGTGACTTGATTTTGACTTTTAGATATTTGATTGACATAGGTTGCTCCTTTATCGGTTATACACAGTTTCTGAAAAGTGCGTATAACCTTAGGGAGGCCTATAGTTCTAGGACCAGATGATTTCTGATCTAACGATTTCACCTAGTGACTTGATTTTTTCCATTTGCATTCTCCTTAACAATTTCATTCCACGTAATATTGGTACGCTTCGCAGGAAACGTTATCAGTATGTATTTCATGGTGCTTCTGGCAGGATTCTAACCTGCGCTTCCTATTTTAGAGATAGTTGTGCTTACGTTACACCACAGAAGCTATTTAGTAGCCTATTCTTTTACACTATTGAAGATTGCTGTTTCCTGTAATAGTGGATCATTGGCTCTTTTCATTTCCTCTTCGTATATATTGAACGAAACAAAAAAGGCATCAACAAAATGTCGTCTGGCTTCATTTGGTGTCCAATATTCTAGCGTAACACCAAGCGGCGTTAGAGCTTTGTATTTGTCTGGCACATAGGACATATTTTGGGTCATTTCATCGAAAATGATCCGATTGTCTGCATCCTTCACCTCGGCTGGCATTTCGTAAGGAAGTCCATACCTTTCTGCAATGCATTTCATTAACTTCGTTTCATACTCTGCATAGCCAGGCAGATATGGCTTGATAGGACGTGGCAGGTCCATAAGATATGCTTCTGTCGCGTCATGTAGCAGTGCCCACAGTTTGTTACGCCCGGTGACTTTCTCAGACATAAGAACGCAATGCTCGGCTACGGAATAGAAGTTCTTACAGTGTCCGCCATATCTGCAATGTTGCTCAGTGCATGAGCAATATCGGCAAGATTCAAGTCCTCAGGACGAGGATCAAGTGGCCAGAATTTTGTACCACTATATGTCATGGTCCAGTTGCCATAACGTCCGACTTCACCGCCGCTTTCTTCCCATGCTTTCATTAGATTGATCCCCAGCGCAAAATACTTGGTTCATTTTCACCGTCATATTCTTTTAGTTCATAAAAGGAAAACATCGTATGGCCACGCTTCTGCATAGTTTTCGATATTTCATCTGCAATTTCAAGATCATCTAAACCAGCTTGAAAACTGGTAGTAAATGCTATCAGATAGACAACTGATCCATCTTTCGCGTTTATGTCAGTTGGACCTTTCATGTCATCAAGGACAGTTATCTTACATACGTCCTTGAGAAGCATTTTTACCATTCCAATATCCATTATCTTCTCCATAATTTCTACTATTATATTATCCTGCTGTCTTCATGTCAATATGGTATTGTTTGATCTTGTTATATAGCGCGCGTGTATAATCATTCCGTTTCTTTATGAACACCTGTGGCTCTGGCTCATGATCCACTGAAATTAAAATGACAATTTGTTTCACAGGAATACCAGTGCATTCTTCACACATCCAAGCGTATGCAGTTGATTGCATAAAGTAATCTGAAATCCAATCCTCCCGCTTTACCCGCAGCGACGTTTTGAAATCTATAATAGAAAGTGTTCCATCGTATTCTGCAATGCAGTCTGTTCGACCAGCTAGAAACAGCCGAGTGGAATATAACTGCGCTTCGATGTAGTGGATATTGTCGATACGATCTAGGGCTGGCTTCATATCAAGGAAAGACTGTTTCTCGAGGAGGTCCGTTTCCTCAGTGATAGCTGGCTTGTTCTCCAGATAGTTCTCAATCATCTTGTGGAGCTTGCTACCACGCACGCCAGCTTGACGCCTACCCGCTCTTTCCATTTCTCTAAATGATCTTTTGTGAAATGTCCGAGAACAGTCGTAACGGAAGGCGCCATTCTACCATCAGGTAAAGTGTAATGACGCTTTCCGTTAGCCTCTGTCTGTTTTAACGGTGGTAACTCAGGAATTCCTGTTACGTGCTTAAACACTATTTCAGTTCACCCTTCTCCTTGAGAAGTTCAATAAACTCCTGCCGTTTCTTCGCTGCCCATGACATGCTTTCATTCATGGTGTCGAATTTCGGTTTACCCTTCCGCTGTTCGACCATCCATTCGTGGAGTTTTTTCTCAAACTCCGGGTCGCCGATGTTCACTTTGACCTCCATCTAACAGAATTGCAGACTCCTTGCACGATCAATCTAGCACGGGCACCACTGCCTTGTCAAGCTCAGCTTACTTGAAAGTAAACTTGTTCTTCCCTGGCTTATATCTAGTCTCTCCGTAAGGATTGTCCTGATTATAGTGTGCCTTTCCATACTCTACTTTGTCGCCCTTCTTATGATCGGAAGTCTTGTTCGTGTAGTGTGCAGTACCAGTGCCGTGCTTATCTACCTTGATGTAAGCATCTTGCTTTTCACGCTTGGCAACGTGCTTCACTGCACGCTCGGTTCTGCGCTCGGAGCGTCTGTCTGCTCCCTTGCTGATTACGTGCATGGATGGTTCTTTTGCGACTCCATCCCCTTCGTTCCACTTGCCCTCAGTATTTCTATAACCCACCTTCTTTCGAGCTAGGTAGCGCTTGGTGCGCTTCATAGCCTTAGCATTCTCTTCGGGCGTTCTGCTTTGTCTGTGTGGTGACACAGTGAAGGACGTATGTCCCTTTTGCTGTAGGGAATGGAATCTAGAAAGCGGATTCCCTTCCATAAGAAACTGTTTAAATGTTAGCATTGTATCCTAGCTCCGTGCGTTTAATAATATAGTCCCTAACGAGTCCGGAGCGAACAATGTCCTTTTCAGAAAACTCGATATGGGTAAATCCAGATAGCGCTTTGATGATATTTATAAACTGGCGGAGTCCACTTCTTTCCGTTTCTTTAACGAAGTCTGTCTGGATGTGATCACCACAGAATATGATTTTGGAATTATCACCGATTCTGGTCATAACTGTGTCTAGCTCGGCAAACACCATGTTCTGGAGCTCGTCCACAATTACGATAGAATTGTTGAACGTCTTGCCTCGCAGAAACGAGGTAGTGGTGAATTCTATAATACCTTTCATTTTCAGAATATCGTATCCATCACCACGACCAAACAAGTCGTCACAGATTTCCTTATAGGGCTCCTCGTAAGCCTTCGTCTTGTCCTTGATGCTACCTGGTAAGAATCCAATGTCCCTGCTTGGTACTGCGCTGCGAACGATGATTACCTTTTCATAGCGTGAGCCTGGGGATAGGACCTCGTTCAGTGCCAGATATAGGGATATGAATGACTTTCCAGTACCCGCGTATCCATGCAGCATAAGATGGGCACCAGCAGCGTAGGAATTAAAGGTCGATTGTTGATTGGGAGTCAGCGGAGAAACCTTGCGCAGTTCAAAGTGATTGCGTTCCATATGATTCGTTTGATTGGGATGTTTCTTGTTCTTCTTAGCCATGGTTTCTCCTTGAAATGACAAAGGGGCCTTCCTTTTCCTGGAAGAACCCCTTGAATAAACTTTATTAGTGTGGAATCGAACGGCTTTTGATCTGCGCATTAAACCTCTTTCGGAATGGTCCAGCGCTTCTCTACTGACCCTTTTGGGTGCTTAGCTTTCACCTTTCCTAGAACATACTTTGAAAAGTCGCTTGGTGGCCTCGAGACACCGGCACCTGCTGGATCGATTGTCGGCGTAGGCTCAAATACTCTTTCCAATTTCGGATTGTCTTTTTCAAATTGAAGCATTTCATCGATGGTCATTTTGACCGTGAAACGTTCCTTTTTCTTAGTATCATAATACGTATAATTCGGCATTATCAATTCCTTATTCTGATAGAAACGCGGGTGGTGTTCGTTTCGTGTATTTATGCAAATGTGCCTTGCCAATCTTGTAATACTGACGATAATTGATCACTGGATCATCTGATATTTTGTACTCGTCAGGCATACAGCAGGGCATCAACGTCATTCTACCAATAGGAATGTTTTTGGGTGACTTCATCAACGGCGCTTGCAGCTTGGCACACTTATGGAATTTAATATACCGATAGTGGTATTCGTCCAGCAAGCCTACGAAGTGATAGAACAACCATCCGTAGTTGCCATCACACTCACGTGCCCACATTACCGATGGGTGATTGACATGGGTTGTCTTGTAGAATGGAGCATCGTCTGGAACGTCGTCCAGAACGCGGTGGGCAGTAGAAAGTATCTGCGCCGTCTCAAGCACCATCTTGACCACGTGCTTGTCGCCCATGTACATGGCAGCAAGGATTGGATCACTGTGCAGATAGAAAATGTTCATGGACGTGGATCGGCGATAGGCATAAGCACAACTGAGGCGGAATGGATCGTGTCGGTGCGTACCTGCGTGACACAATCAAAATGCCATTCTACAAATAGAACCTTGAAATACTGATACCCTTTCTTATACTCAAGATAAAGGGAAACTATGTCGTCCTTCGCAGGCACCTGATGTACGTACTGAAACGCGATCGGATCGTCCTCATAAGACATTTTGAAGAACTCTAGCGCGATCATCGGCTTGCCTCCGCCATGCATGATGCAAGGATTCCAACGCCACAACCGACGCCCGAAATCAGTCCCCATGCGAAACTGTAATCACCAGCAGCAATTGCCCATGCTGCTATTGAGCCTGTCACCAGAAGTGCCACTATGACATACATTTCCGTTTTCCTTTTCGTGGTTTCATTTCATCATACATGACCCGATGCGTCTCGACAACTGAAATTCCCCACAATCGATTAGGGTAGCGTAGCCAGTTATTACTCTTGCGAAGTCGCTGTAGTCTGCGGCACATATTCCATCTGCGCTGCCACTCGAATTGGCATCGACCTTCGATAACCAAGGGATGATTGAAGCCGACGCCAATTTTCCTACCACGCATCTTTCGTCCAATCTAGTTTTAGAATAGGAACTGGCGTTGATCGATTCCATTCTGACTGTATGCGTTTGGCACGCTCCATAAGGAGCTCCTCGAGTTTCAGCGTGGCATGCGCTTTGCTCGTCTTCATATCGACAACGATGCAACCATCATAGGCAACATCAATGACAACTGCATCAAAGGAAAGCCATCGACCAGAATAATGCCGATCGACAAATTGAGCCAAGTGGTTTTTGAATGGACCCACTTGTGACCATATCTTGGGTTTCTTTCCCCAAGTTGGTCCCATGCCTCCACGGGACCACTTGTCAAGCTGGGGATTGTAAATTGCCAGAGCGTCGGTCTCAGGCAGCTTTACTTGTGGTATTTTCACTTGTGACATTGAGCTCCTCCGTCACCAGATCGAACCACGCATCGCCGTACTGATCAATTAGCGCGTTACGCTCGGCGATTGTCGTCTCCTGTCCTGCTGCCACTCGATCCGAGTAGAGCTTGAATGCAGCGTAGGCAGGATGCTGGTTACGCCACTTCTGCACCTCGGCAAGGAAATAATCGCCGTTGTGATACTCATGCGCGAAGCGCTGGGCACGTAGGGCGACCTTCTTCCAGAACAGCGTCGGACGCCCTGCCCAG